TCAGATAAGATGCTTGGTTTTCATATAACTGAGCGATGTTATCTTTTTGGTGGCCTTCAAGACCTTCTAGGAAACCTAAGTCATCCCATTTTCTGATGGTATCTTCTTTGATAACTCTCAAGTGTTTTAAACCGATGTTACCAACCATACCTGATTCTAATAATGCTCCCATTTTTTATAAATGTTTTTTTGCTTTTATTTTTTTATTTATTATTTTACTTTTCTCATCAATTCTTTCATTCTTGCAAATTGAGGATTTTCGTATGCTTTCGCTTCTGATAAAACTTCAACTTCTTTTGATGACGATGTTGATGGTGTGTTAGAGATTTTGTTTAAAGCTTCGTTAATTGGTTTTTTATTTTCTAACTCAGTTTTAATTGTTTTGTACAGACCTTTTGATTCTGTAAGGGTAGAAATTGAATCAAATCTCTTTAATATGTTCAATTTTTCCTGTTTAGTAGTAGACTGTTCAGTAAATAGACGAGTTGCGTATGCTAAATTTGCATTGAAAACGGCCACTTCATTTAGTTTTTCTTTGAATAAATTCAAAGCCTTTTTGTATTCAGTATTTTGTTTTCTTAATGTTTCAAGTTCCTCGTTGATTTTTCCAGATCCAGCTTTGAACATTTTTTTACTTTTCAAACCAGTCCTGTTCATACCACCTTTGTCACCATGAATGTTCCATTTAGTTCTTGCGGCTTCACCAACTTCCTCTTCAGGTAAATTTTTATCACCACATTCTTCTAATTCGTCTTCACATTCTTCTTCTCCCAATTCTATTTCATAAACATTTTCTTCTTCTTCTCCTTCTGCAAGTTCATCAGATAATCCGGGCTCAGCTGGTAATTCTTCTTCTTCGTCATCACCTTCGCCATCAGCAACAGGAAATTCAGTTTCTTCTTCACCTTCACCGTCAGGTGTTGGGAATTCGTCTTCTATTCCAGTGTCGTCAGCATCAGCATCAGGTTCAATTTCATCTTCTTCAGATTCTTCATCGTTCAAACGAATAATGAATTCTTCTTCACCTGTATTGATTTCGATTTTATTACCATCTTTCTTAACCACAATTCCATCTTCAGGTTTCATTGCTCTAAATACTTTTAGAACTTCACCGTCTGATGCTCCTGTCATGTCAAGAACGTCTTCGTCATCATCCCCTTCTTCTGATTCTTCATCAGAACCGAATTCTTCTTCGCCACCCATATCTGTGCCAGCTCCAAATTCATCGTCAGCGGTTTCGTCTTCACCATCGGTATCAAGTCCAGCATCTTCTGTGCCTACTTCATCTTCTTCTTCTTCAGGACTGTTAAAATCCTCTTCTTCTTCCGATTGTTCTTTAAGTAAATCAACTAGCTCTTGTTTCATTGTAGATTCAAGTATACCTTTTGCATTTTGTTTTACAGCATCTTCAAGGCTTTCAACTTGAAGTAATGCTTTTTCTAATAGTGAAATTTTACTCATTTTTTTGTTTTCTTATTTTAATAAATATTATGTTTTTTTAAAAAATCCTTTTTAGCAACACTTTAAGCTAAATAAAAGTGTTATCTATATAAAAAACTGTCCAATTTATTCATCAGACTTTTCATTTTATTTTGGTCGGGATTTGTTTCTTCGATAGATTCAGCATATTTTTCTCTATCGGCTAGATCGTGGAACACATATGCTCCGGGAGTTGATGGTGAAGAAACCAAGTCAAAACAAACAAGCTCAAAGTCTTCTTGAACAACATTTTGACCTTGTATACTTTTTAAAGAACCAACACCACGAGAAGATATCCCTAATGTTGCACCATTCATGATAAGCATAGCGGCTTGGTCACCTTTTGTACTTACAATACCCATTTTCTTCCAACCTGGGGATGTAAATAATTTTATCTTACCCATTAAGATTTTTCCTTCCCACCATGTTTCCAAGATGGAATGTGAAACCCTATCCAAGTCAATTAAAGAAGATGATGGGTGATTTAATTCATTTAAAGCACCACCATTTTGAATAACTGTTTGGTATTTTTCCATTTCACGCATTAAAATGGATTTCGGGTAGAATCTACCGTTTTTGTTAGGAGTGTCGTATTTTTGGAGCACAGCATAAAGGATCAGGTCTTTCGAAAAGTCCATCTCCTTCATTTCTGTGATTATCTTCCTATTGTGTAATTCATCTGGGGATATATGACCAGCGTCATATTCAATCAAGATTCCCCTTGTACCTACTTCATTCGGACCTAAAATTTTCATTTATAGTAATGTATTTTACTATAAATACTTAAAACTTTAGTTATTTCTTCTTATCGTAGAAGTTAAATAGATTTTTATCAATTAAATCGTCATTTATTAGTTCCTCTATGAACGATTTTATTTCCGTTTTAATAGGTTTTGCCTTAACATCAAAAAATTCATTTACATATAAGGTTATTTCCAAATTCATAAATGATCTTTTGTTCAATTTAATACCATTTGTTTTAATGTCAAGGTCTACAATACTTTGTGGTTTGAATTTTTTGTTATTTAATCCGTAGATTCTATTTTTTATTTTTCTTCTTGATGTGTTAATCAGAATGTTAAAATCTACTTCATCACTACTTGGTTCTACCCAAGAATTTAATTTAATGTAAATTGTTTTTAGGTTTTTGAAATCAACCGTTCCATAACCTATCTTCACGTTGTTATACTCCCCCAAGGGAATATACTTGCCTACTTTCATCTTTCTATCTCATAATATATCTATTTTATGGTGTGTGTATAAAATATAACGAAAATTATAGACAATACGAAAAAAAATAGCATAAAAAAAACCACTCTAAAAGTGGTTCTTTATTATATTACTGAATATCAGTTAATAAATTCTTTAGTTTGTAATAACTATATTTGGTTGTCCCTTCTCCGTTTACCTGTTTTTTAACATCAGATAGTTTTGTTTTTAAAGTGTCATCAGACGATTCATTTAACAGTCCATCGATTTTACTTAAAATAGTTTCCTTAATAGTTGTAACTTCTTTTTCCAAATCTTCTTTAGACATTGATAAAATAGTTTTAAATTCAATTTGTTCTTCTTCACTTAAAACTTCTTCATAGTATGCGTTAAAATTATTTGCCATAACTGTATGTAACAATGATTCGTTTTTAGTAAACTCAGTTGATTCGTTTACTTCTTTTTTCTTTTCTGTGGTTACAACCTCAACAATTTTCTTCTTAGCAATTACTTTCTTTTCAATATTTTTTAGACTATCAATATCCAATAATTGATCCAAAGCATCGTAAATTTTATTTTCTTCAATTGTTATATCATCTAATTTTCCTTCTAACAATTTACATGTCCCTTCGACCAAAGTTTTTTTATTCTTCAACATATTACCTAATTCTTCAACATATAGTTTAGCCGTGTCAGGGTCGTTAATGTATTTATTTTCGATGTCTTCATAAAATAAATATAAATCCCTGAATTCCTTATTTGAATTTATTACATTAAGAATTTCCTTTATTTCGGTCTTATTCTTTGAAATATATGATTCTGTAAGTTTTTTTAACAACTTACTTTTAGTTGTTCCAAATGTGTTCATATTAGTCATTAATTATCTTATTAAGTTTATTTGTTATTTCATAAATATTGCGTTGAGCCTTATTCACATCAAATAAATCATTAAAATTTTCACCGGCACTGAACATACCTAATAATTTTTCATCTTTAGTAGACTCACTTAGATGTCCTTCACCTCCACCACCACCTCCGCCAGCGGGAGCTGCGGGTGCTGCAGGTTCGGGCATTCCACCTCCACCACTAGCGCCTAATCCGGCATCACCACCAGGAGCTTCACCTGAAACCCCAGCTTGTTCTGCTTTCTTCCTTTCTTCTTCAGGAATACCATATTTAGCATCAACTTCATCGAATACACCTGAACGTTTAATGATAAGCTGGGTATTTGTTAATTCAAATCCCATTGCTCTTTCCATACGTTGTTGTTGCAAGTCAAGAATAACTTCACTATCACTCATACCAAGAATATTTTTCTTTGCCCATGTATGTGAAACAGGAAGGATACCCATTTGTGATTGGTCGGAAGTCGCGTCTTTATATAATGTAATTTTTTCTTTCCATTGTTCGATACGTAACAAATCTGATTGAGCCGATGGATTGGTTAACGATAAACTAAAATTATCTAATTCATCTTCAAATCCTAAAAGGAATAGATGTAAAATAGCAATTTTATTTAATTCTTGAATCATTGACTTTTGAATCCTATTGATTGTCCTTGCAAAACGAATATCCATTAAGGCTAACGTTTTACCTTCACCAACCACTTCTTCAAATCCAATAAAAGCTTTAGGAATACGTAATGCCGCCAATAATTTCTTTTGAATATATTCGATATCTGCAATTTCACCTAGATTTTGTGCCCCCGGTAATGTTTCAATTGGCATAGTTTGATTAGGGTCACGTACAGGAATAAAGTAGTCTTGGTCAACAGCCATTTGGTTATATCTCATATCAACCTGACCGTTTCTTGCATCAGCAATTACGTCACGTTTGAATTTGTTTGCCACACGTTGTACATAAGGTTCAATATCCTTATCATCCATATTACCAACGAATACTTTAAATACACGTCTTTCAGGAGCTCTTGATGTTCTATAAATTAACATAGCGTCTTCGGCAAGTAAAAGTTGTTTCCAAATTCTTCTGATTTTGTCTAACATTGATGTACCATAAGGAAGTTTTCTATCGTCACCTAGTAATCTAAAATGAGCAATTTCCCATGATTGGAATTCCATATCTTTGTTCTTCCATGTGAACCTTAATTCCCTTGAAGGTAATTTTAATTCATTACCCATATTAGGGGTTTTAGCTGAAGCACCCTCTACACGTTCAATTTCAATATTGGGTAATTGTTGACATCCAATAATTCCCTTTTCCGGATTAATCTTTAAATAAACAAAGTCGTCCCCGTATTTACAAACACCCCTAGCCCACATTTGTAGATTAGTATTTACGTCCAATTTGTTATCAAACAAATCTTCCAATACACTTCTTACCCTATCAGATTCCGAATAGATAGTTAAAATTTTACCCTTTTCTGACATTGTTGTAGATTCTTCGGCATAAATGTCTAAAGCTGCGGAAATTTCAGGGGTAAATTCCATTGATTCATAATCATAATACGCAGCCAACCTATTAGGTTCATAATAAACAGACTGATTGTATAACGATTGGTCAAGTTTAGTCCATTTATCTGAAATGTATTGTGATTGTTGTGCTTGTAATACCGCCTTGTCGTATTCTTCTTTACTGTCAGTTTTGAGAATCTGTTCCTTGTTAAAGTTGAAATTTGGTTTTTCCTCCGGTTTCGATTGACCCGGATACCCAAACATCTTTGTTAACTTCTGAAATACAGTATAATTGTTATTTTCCATATATATAAATATCTTTCTAGAATATAAGTATTAAAATTATTATAATAAAGCTCATTTTCTCTTGGCAAATAACCACGAATATTCTTTATAAGCTTCCCTCGGCATATTCATAGGATTATTCATTCCATTATTATAATAACTCGTTGTTGGGTCAGTTTGCATAAATCCAACAGGGTCTAAAGTAGTTCCGTAAGAATAAAATGATTTATTCGGTTCATATGTCCTTTCATTTACTGTCCACGATTCAATCATAGCCTTATTTTGACTTTCAACTCTTTGTAATTGGGTAAATGAAATGTCACCAATATAATGAGCAATTGACATAGACATAATTGCGTCATCATGTGTCCCTTTCATATGGTCGGGTCTACCATTAAGGTAAACAAACGTATTTAATTCGGCCAATAATCTTTCAGACCTAACAATGAACCCTGTTCTTAGTTGTTCTTCAAATGCAGCGACAATTTGTGTTCGTTTATTATTGAAACTAATTCCAGGAATTTTATCCATTGCTTTAGCGTTATAACTCCACATATCTTTAACATTAATTCCATCGATATATAGGTCTTTATAATTCATTTCCTGAAGTTTTCTTGATGTTGCGATACCCATACCACCTGTGATATCAATTCCGATAAAACAGTTATAAAGAACACCCCATCTATAAGCAATTTCGGCTAAGTTATCAGGTGGAATCTTCCCGATATATTCAAGAACTTGTTCTCTATCGTCAAAGTCGATAATATTGATTGATGAAAAGTCTTCACTATCCCCACGGCTAACGTCAACACCCATAATATATCTATGTCCTACAATTGGGTCTTTCCATTGCCAAAGTGTTCCACTCATATATTTTTCTTTAGGGGGTTTTATCATAGTCTTAGCAATATTAGCTTTAACTTCTTGCGGAATAACGTCATCACCTGACCCTAGAAAGTCACACTCAATTTCCTGTGCAATTCTTCGTTTATCCCACTTTAATTTCCTTGCCATTGCTTCGTACCAAGGTGAATATGGTTTGTAACCAAGTTCTATAATTTCATCATAATTATCGATTACTTCTTGTTCATAAGTAATTTCATCGTCAACATATAATTCTCTATTTAACATATAATGAATCATATCATTAACCTTTAACCATTTAATGTCCTTAGCGTACCTACGGTCTTTATACCACCTTAAATCGGTAATATGGAAGTTATTTTCACCTGTTAGTGATTGGTTATAGATTGGATAGTAAATCGGGTCATGTCCATTAGGTGTTGAAATTAAAATCACCTTACCCCCTGTTGATAGGGAAGCCATAGATGCCGCCCAGAAATCTTCTCCCGCTTCGATGAACGCAGCCTCGTCAAATATTAACATTGTAGGAGCAAAACCACGTAAAGCATCCTTTGATGTCGCCACGGCTTTTACTTCACAACCATTATTCAATCGATATCTACTTTCTGAATTCTTATCAGGGTCAAACCCTACATTCATCCAATCTGGCCATTGTCTAAGGAAGTCCTTTATTTTGTTTGATAATTCAATAGCCGTGTCCCGCTTATTGGCGATAATCAATATTTTATGTGGATTATCAGGTGTGGCTACTTGTAATAGTTTTGATACCCAAGCTGCCGTAACTGTTGATACCCCCGCCTGACGGTATTTCTTGGTAATATTTTCATTATGTGTTTCGTAGTCAGTAATTAACTGTACTTGGTCGGGGAATAAATCTAAAGGTACAAATTTTTTCTGAGTATTGTCGTAGGTTTGAAGATATGTCCTTAACGCATAAGGGGTATCTTTCATAATACGAGCGTATTCTTTTAGTTGTTCTAATTTGTTATTCATTGATATTCATTATTATTATAATAAATATCCACGAAAGGACATAAAAAAAAGTGGTCTTGACGGAACCACCTTTTTTGTTATGTAATTGAGTTTTGTTTAATTTCCTTGATTTGGATCAATGTCTGTTCCTTTAGGGCCAAAAGCACCGTCAGGTTTATCCATTTTGATACCTAATGATGTTAAGAAGTTTAATAAGTCTTCATCATTAACTTGTTCAGTTGCTTGCTCTAAGTCTTCTTCAAAATCTTCCTGTTGTACTTGATTGTTTACATTATGGAAAATTCTGTTAACATTGTCCATTAATAAATTCATTAACCTTTTACCTCTTTCAGTATTCGTTAATACTTCCTTGAAGAATACGAAGAATTTTTTAGGTGGAAGTTCAAAAATTTCAGTTAATAAGTAGTTTTGTAATTCAACCATATTTTCCTCAACTAAAATTTCTTCAGGAAATTGAGCTCTTAGTCTATCCCAAATTGCAGGCCCTAAACGTAAATCCCAAACTTCTTGTTCCATTGTATCTTCCGAACCTTCAACTTCTTGGTAAGTTTCAGGGTTTCTACCTCTTGTTCCAAATAACTCCATGATACCTTTAATAATTTCATGAACTAATATTGGGAAGTTTACCGCTCTTGCAATAATTGTAGGTGGGTCTGTTTCAACATTGATGTTTTCTTTTCCACCAACCATATCACCACCTTCACCTCCGCCACCACCCATAGCGGCTTTCATTGTATCATCACTTAATTGCCAATATAATGTATCATTAATTGACATTAAAATTCCGTATTGATTGATTAACGTTTGTGAACCTGTAATTTGTTGAATTCTATCAGCAACATAGTTATACATATAATGACCTCTTTTCGAAGCACCTTGTATTAAACTATTAATCATTCGTCTTTTTGCCTTTTCTAAATCAAGACCCTGAAGTTCGCCAAATAAATCCTGTTCAACTTCAAAATCTTCATCAGCTTCAGGTTGTTCAGGTTGTTCTCCACCACCTTCTTCATCACCTTGATTTTGTTGTTGATCGTCCTGTGGTTTATTGAAGTCATCAGTATCAATCTCACCCATTCCAACAATTTTAACATCGAATTGTAATGAACCTTCAGGAATTCCCATTTCTTTCATTACTAATTCCACAGCTAATTGTTCAAGTTGTTCTCTTGAATTTCTTTCAATGTTCACAATATTATTGTGAGCTTGACCCATTAAAGCAATCAATGGCATTAAACCTCTTATGTCACCAGACGCACTTAATGAAGGTGCGTTTGGAACATATTCTCTTAATTTTGCAATTACTTGACGATATCTATCGGAAGCTAACAATTCTTGGAAATTCTGATTAGGATTTCCTGTTTCCGGGTATGGTATATTTTTATGACCAGTATCGCCGGTTGATAACTTCTGTTGAAGACCTCTTTCAGGTCTATCGGGTGTTTGAAAGTCCATTGCCATCTCTTGTAAATTTTGTTTGTACAAAGATAACAATTTTTCTTTAGATATTCGCAAATTACCCATTATTTTTTTGGTGGATTGTTTAATTTTTTTATTTCATTCCCCGGTTTAGTAACAGGAACATTGTTTGTTTCAGTTAAACGATTCGATCTAACACCCGCTTTAGGTGCTGGATTTATACCAGGTCCAGGTCTATATGGCGTTTTTGGCCTTTCATTTGGATTTTGTTTTGGTGGGGTCTTTGTTCCCGGTTTTGTTTTTGGCTCTGCGGGAGCAGGAGCAGCACCACTACCTTTAATTGCTTGATACTTTAAAAATTTTGGTAATTTTTCAGTTACCTCTTCATTTGTTTCAACTTCTGTTTCTTCCAATTTGGTCATAATCATTTCCATGATGTCATTTTTTGTTGTGAAAGGATGATAATGTTTTTGTGCAACATTCTCCACCCATTCGTTAATACTCTTGTTTTCTTTTTTCTTTTTTAACATTTCGATAAAAGCTTCGTGTTTATCTTTCTTTCCACCTTTTTCGTCATTTTCTTCTTTTTCGTCACCTTCATGAGTTTCATCAATCTCTTCACTTTCCTTTTTTATAGGATTTGATGATTTAGAAACGTTACTTTTTCCACCAACTGTTAAACCTGGCATAGCTCCTTCTTTCATTTCTTTTTCAGAAGTACCGTTTTTTAATTCGCCACTACTTTTCTTAGCTGTCAATCCGGGAACACCTGTTTCTTTAACTACTTTAGCTTTCAATCCGGGAACACCACTTTCTTTCATTTCTTTTTCGGCAGTTCCGTTTTTCAATTCACCACTACTTTTTTTAGCTGTTAATCCGGGTACACCTGATTCCTTCATTTCTTTTTCTGCCGTGCCATTTTTCAACTCACCACTACTTTTTTTAGCGGTTAATCCGGGAACACCACTTTCTTTCATTTCTTTTTCTGCCGTGCCATTTTTCAACTCACCACTACTTTTTTTAGCGGTCAATCCGGGAACGCCAGCTTCTTTAACTTCTTTTCTGTTTTTTAGACCTGGCATGGCTCCTTCTTCCATTCCTTCTTCTGGAACGATTTTTACATCAGTAGATTTAGCCATATTTGAAACCTTAGTCTTAATATTTGGGTCTGTATCCAAAGTCTTTTGACTAACGGTTAAGGATTCATTAATTCTTGACGATAAACTTAGTAATTGTTTATCAGAAAAATTCATCAGGGTATTTGCTGTAAACCCTTCATTTAATAATTGGTTTATAATTTCGGATCTCTTCATTTTGTATTTTGTATTTTATATTTCTGTTTTTATTAGTTCATAACCCCTTTGCCCAAGCTTTCTCTCAACTGATTCTAATTTTTCGCCAAATTTAAAAGAAATTCTTGAATCTGCAGCATCATAATCGAATTTTTCCCATCCTAATGAAATAATTCCGTGAACTGCGTCAATTACTCCGAAATAATCCGAATTTTGTATTAATTCTAATTCTAATTCGGTATCTTTTAATAATCCAACTAAATTTATATATTCTACATCAGGTGACTTGGAAATTGAAGTA